TCATTGCGTTATCATGAACTGCTAACTGCCATGCAGGTTTTACATTCATTTTGAAGTTTCGGCCTCCTTTCTTATAGCCATGCTTCTTCCCATTCTACAATAACCTCAGGGGCTGTTGTAACGAATCCGGAAGAATGAATTTCAAGTTGCGACTCCCCGGGAGGAATTGCGAAGTATCGAGATCCGTTTGCCAGATCTCCTTCAGCTCCGACCCCTTGGCTAGATGCCTCTGGATCAGCAATATATGAGATTTTACCTTCATACATATCAACAACAATTTCACTACCAGCGTTATACTTGTTAGGAACAAGGTCGTAACGTTGTACGTTAGTCTTCTGGAACTTAAGTGATTGCACACATAGAGTATCTAGATGCCCAACACCAGGTCGTTCGTTACGAAGTCGACCATAAAGAACCCAGATCTTAGTACATTCCAAGTTCTCCTTAGTGGCATCCACTACTGTTTTAGGTATCCCGTTATATCCGTATGTGAACTTAGCCCCATCCTTGATAACATAAGCATTACCTGTTCTGCTATTAAAAGCAGGGTTAGGCCGTTGTTGACCTGGCTCATTGTTATTAGATCCGAACTCATTATCTTCACGAGGTTGTTGATGGATATCCTTAGTAGTAAAGTACTGTACGGTCCTATCGCTATCAGTCGTCCATTTATCCAAGGCATATGCACAGATAAGTCGGTCGTTATCGTCCATGAACATAATTGCTAACAGACCCGTTTGGCCAATTTTAGACGCCCAGAGTTTTAGGTTGAAGTCGCAACGGAAGTTCTTAGCACCTTTCACATTGTTCTTATCAGCGGGCAGAGCGTACTCATATACAGCACACCCCCAGTCTTGACCAACACCTTTAGACCCAGAACGAGTCCAGTGTAATCCAGGACAAGGATAACCAACACTACCTGCATCTCTTGGTGCCCAGTCAAGTGTTAGGTCACTTATCTCGGCGTGGTTAGCTACAGCCAAAGGTGATTGTGAGCTAAGCTTACCTCCAATATTCACACCTTTACGCCATCCAGCAGAGTCGTTTGGTGTTAAGTTAAGAAGTAGTTGTGATTGGTCATAAGATCCAGAAGCAGTTACAGCACCATCTCTTCCCGAGGAGCTTGTACCAATTTCCATCACACCGTTTTTATTAACAATACCAATCCAACCATTAGTTCCATTATTCTTAATTCTAATGCGAGGATATGCCGGTGCACTTCCTGCATTATTTAAAGTCATTTTGACAATATTTCCCTCTTTAGTAAGAGAACCAATGTCCGGGGAGTTAGTCTTCGATGTCAACACCTTTGTGAGCTCGGAATGTAGTAAACCATCCGGAACTTCAAATGAGATAGACACCGTAGCCTGACTCTTTTGTAAATCCTCAGTGAACTTGGGTTGACCTGATGTCACAGCAAGGTAATACTTACCGTCCTGATCATCAAACTGTAATTTCTTTGGCCCATCAGGACAATCAAGAGCCCGAGCCAATTTTGTACGAAGCGATAATAGCTCAGCTGGACTCCCTGTCTTTTGTCCTTCAATGGTAATATCATAGGAGTTTCTTCTACCAGAAACCCATGTCTTACCAAAACGGCCAGTGCCGGCAGAATATGTGTGTTCCTGACCAGCACCAGCATTACGTTCAACTTTAGTTACAGCATCGAGGAGTTTACCGATATCAACAGCATCAGTTCCTTCACCAAAGATTATAGAGAAGTATGATTCATCTCTCATAATCGTGGTAACACTCCATCTAACATATTTAATCGATCACTGTAAGTCCGTTGCGCATCTGCCATACCTGGCGCTAACGCACGGTTTACAAGATCTTTATCCAAGTAAATTGGGTTGACTTGTCCTTGAGCAAGGAGGTCATTCCCAATAGCAGAGTTCTCAGTAAGCGTCGCCAATTTCTGGTCTACATTATTCAATCCCCGTACCACTTCGTCAATAGAATAACGATTAGAAGCAATACTACGGCTTGTAGGATTAAGCGACGAATAATCAATATTTGCACCAGTGAGTCCAAGATAACCAGCCCCATTCCATGTATATCCATCAACATTAGACATATCTAAGACAGGGGTGATTACAGGAGACAACTCCATGTTATCATCAAGGTAGTCTGATGTTTCACCGAGGGCGTCTTTGATAGATTGTTGAACAATTTTCATGTTATTATCAATCGCTTTAAATGAACCAGCAGAACCAAATCCTGAAGCGAACTCAGTAATAATAGCGCGACCAGATCTGGCTACTTGACGCCAACCTTCACCAGAGAAAGGTCCTTCCTTCGCAGGAGAGTGTGGTAAGAAACGAGCAACAGCACCCAAGACTGTTCCGACCGCAGCGTTTACGGCGTTCATAGCACGCGTACTAGAAATACCTCCGGCGAAACTTTCTGTTATCGCAGCACCAGATCCGGAAGCATCTGCCTTCATACCACCTGCAGCCGCTTGAGCAACAGAACCCCCCGCGTTACTTGCTTTATCCTTATTGCCTTGTGATTCAACAGATGTGGCAAATGTAGCACCCAATTTAACCCCGGCAGGTCCACCATCAACAGCATCAAGCCCTTCATTCGCGCTCTTTGCTACACCGGTAGCTGCTAACAATAGGGGAGTTCTATGTGTATCAACATTTCTAATAAGCTCCTTCATTTCTTCCTTAGCGTGTTCTTTACCCGCACTATAATCCGAGATAAGTTGGTTCACCTCGTCTTGGTTAGGCTTCACTTTAGATTTTGTTTCAACATACATAGCATCTATTGATTGTAACGCAGAATCTTTAACCTTCATGATACTATCTGCTGTCTTAGGTGGCTCTGCTTCAATAGGCGCACGGAATTGATCCATATATTGTTGGGAGATGCCTGTGAAATCACCTTTAGCCATAGCTTCGATCATTGCAGGTGGAATATTACCTGCTTTAAGCTCGGCCATAGCTTTTGTAACATCAAGTTGATTACCAAGCTGATTATTTAAATTAACAAACGCAAGACCGACTGCTTGTGGATCCCAGCCTTGACCATTGTTGGTTAAGCCACTAAGAACAGCTTGCTCGATTTGCTTAGCTTTATCGCCAGCAGGTTGAGCAGCCGCGTCAATATTAGAAAGGTACTGTTGCATTTGTTCCATGGACATGCCTGAGAAATCACCCTCCGCCATTTTCTGGAGCATCTCTTGAGGGATTTGTCCAGACTTAAGACCGGCTAGCGCTTTGGTCATATCAAGTTGACCACCAAGGTGTTCGTTGAGTTTACCAAAGGCACCATTAAGTAGGCCCATGTCCCAATTACCGTCTCCACCAAGTCCTTGTTCAAGGGTTTTCTTAATATCATCGGCGTTTGTCTTAACTTCAGGTTTAGCTGTAAGTACACCGTTAGCGTAGTCATACCCCGCTTTTTCAGCGATCTGTTTGACTTGAGCTTCAGACATACCCATCTCAACCATCTTAGCAAAGAGTTTACCTGCGGCATTGGCGTCAATAGTCTTATTCTTAAGGCCGTTAATGAACTCATCTGCCCCTTGGATACCAAGTTGTGAACAGATAATCTTGAAGTATTCAAGCCCATCTTTTGCATTTCCAGCAAAGCGCATAGCCGCGGCCATCTCAGCAGGACCGAGTTTATCCATTGTTTCAATGGCTTTGGTAATACCTTCGGTAGTAACAATCTCAGCATACTTCTTAGCGCTATCCACGGCCTTACGTTGCATATTTAGCCAACCCTCGACCATGTCTTCCATACCCTTCTTGGCGTTTTCAAACATACCGCCAATCAAAGGAATGTTACTTAGAAGATCCAAGATCATACCGATAAGAGATGAAACCGCCTCAATAATAACCTCAGACATTGCTTCGAACATCTCGAGGATCGCTACGGCAATAACATTACGGTTATTACGGAACCATTGGGCAATCTGTTGAATACCCCGTAGTAAGGCATCAGTGATATTAATAACAAATTGCGGAATTCGATTAATCAGTCCTTCAACAGCATTCGCTACGATCTCGATAAGAGCATTAGCAATATCACCAGCCGCTTGACCTAGACCAATGATAATACCTTTAATTAGTTGAACACCGATTTCAATAAACTTACCGATATTACCGCTAATACCGCGAACCATACCAACAACCATACCTTCCGCCATACCAGCGACAACTTCAGCGATATCGCCAGATGACTTAGACGCCTCAGCAAAGAACTTACGGAAGTTTTCACCACCCTCTTTACCGAGTCGTGATACAGTATCAATAAGTCTAGTAATAGCGTCTATAACAGAAGCAATTCCTTGCAAGAAGTAGCCGATACCAGCAGATGCGATACCGATAGCACCACCAATCATAAGAAGAGATGTGCCAAGTGCCGTAAGTCCTGCGATAGCTTCAAAACCTCCAACCTTACCAAGTAAACCACCGATAGTAGCGATTGCACCAACAACTCCAACTAGAACAAGTGCTTGAGTTAGAATATGATCCACAGGTATAGTAGTCAACTCTTTCAGAGCATATACCGAAACCATCAATGCCCCAACTGTTGCAGCAAGACCGATAATACCTTCTCTCTTGATGTTCTGAGCGGCTTGTCCGATTTTAACAAAGGCATAAACCACACCAACAAGAGCAAGACAGGCACCAACGGTTTTAAGGAAGCTACCTTCCATCTTACTTAGAAGAAGAAGACCAGCAGAAGCAACTAGAACAGATCCTGAAAGTACAGCTAGGTTCTTAATACCTTCGTTTATTCCTTTATCCGCAATGTTATTCTTTTGAAGAACCATAGCTAGAGCGCCAAAGGCTGCCGTAACTACTGCCATAGCACCAAGTGCTTGGACAATAGCATCCGGGTTCTTCATAGATCCAATATTCTGCGCTAAGCTACGCATCATATATAACATTCCAGCAATACCACCGAACATAACAAGAGCATTCTTAGTAAAGGATTGTTTAGTGTTATCCAATTTACTAAATGCTAATGCGATACCGCCGATAACGGCAAGCATGATAGTAACAGCAGTACCGCCTTTAATAAGGACGTCCGTATCAAGAGATCCTAACTCACTTACTGCTTTAGAGATACCGACAACTGCTTTAGCCATGGTAATGAATGTAAGAACTGATGAAGTCTTAACATCCTTAAGGTTCTTAGCCATATAAAGAACCCCCATTATACCTACCATGATAACTCCTATAGAGGCAAGGCCTTTCTTAAGAGAATCTGCATCCAAAGTACCGATATCTTTGACTACCTTAGCGACTTTCTTAATTGAATAAGCTAGACCAATAAAGGTTAGAATACCAATAGAGATTTTAGCAGAACCACCATCAAACCCTTTAGCGTTTCGTTGCATATGAGCCATTATAGCCATCAAACCACCCATTGCCACGAGGATAGCCCCGGCAGAAAGAAGACCTTTCTTAAGAGACTCCCCGTCCAGGCGACCCAGCAACATAACAGAGCCTGAGATCATAAGAATAGATCCTGCTACACCAAGCATACCAAGCATCATATCTTTTGCGCTTT